CAGGTAACTAACAGGGCAGATCGTTTGATTGACCGTCTTGAGCAGTTAGCAATTCCACTATAATTAACCAACATCTTCAGCTTTTTGTTCTATCTCATAAGTAATAGCCGCATATCCAGCTATATCTTTGTAGTTATCTTTATGCATTTCGTACTTTTGCATACGAGCAATCTTTAACAGCATCATCATTATGCCTACATCTTGCTCAGTAAATTGATGACCAAGATATGCTGACCAAAGCCGAGCAGTTTTGTCGAAAGATTCTTCTGGTGTGCCGTAAGACTTTTCTCTTTCACCTACAGCAGTAGCCGCTTCTTCTAATAATATGTTTCTATATAATTTGTGTGTCATTTGTATCTATTTCCATTTGCAATGACTTTGGGTAATAGACTCCATGGCTTTCATCTACGACAACATTATCTGCAAACGCATTATCTGGTAAACCTGCGTTAGCTTTGTTCCCAGGCTTGTTTATTTTTCTCTGCGGCTGTTGCTGATGTACTAGAACCACCTCTTAATGGCTTAATCTCTGCGACTATTCTTGTATAATTTCTACCCATGTTGTGTCCTTTGTGTGTTCGCTATGTGTCTAAATGCATTAATGAAGTATTAAAAAATATTAAAGAATATTAAGAAAATGCATAAATGCAGGTTGCTACAAAAATAAAAACAACAACTAACTCTTTGATAATAATAGGGAAGATGGTGCTACCAGTGAGATTCGAACTCACGACCTCACCCTTACCAAGGGTAAGTACGTTGTTTATAAGTATCTGTTTACGTTTACGTTTTATCATTTTAATTTATTTAGTGTGTCCTTCATGTGCTCATCAGATACATCTGCGTATTTCATAACCATTCGTTCAGTAGCCCAACCACCTAATTTCATTAGAGTTTTAATATTAGAACCATTCATCATCATATGACTAGCCCAATGATGTCTCCAATCATGTATAGTAAAGTCGTGTATCCCTGCATTTTTGCATGCTCTTGTATGTATTCCTTTTAAACTATCACCACTTGCATAAGGCTTTCCAAATCTATTTGTGAATTGATATTCGTTATCTGTTTTTGGCATAGATTTTAAAGCATCAATGGTCTTGTTATGTAATTGCACTAATTGTCGCTTTCCGTTTGGATGTGTTTTACTTTTGCGCCAGATAGTAACTGTCTCTGTATCATAATTAATATGACTCTTTTTTATGTTTAAAGTTTCTTGTCTTCTGAAACCTTGGTAAGCAAGTGTAATAAAATATGGTCTAATAAATGGGGCATATGCATTTAATAATTTATGCTGTTCTGTGATCGTAAGAAATCTCATTCGATCATCATCTTCTAATTCTTTGTTTAGTTCATCTGCTATATATGGTGCAGAAGCATGGCTTGATATAGATACAAGGCTAGTTCTGACACGATTGATTGAACTTCCAACACAACCTTTTAGCCTCAACCTTACAAACTTTTCCCATGCTTCTGCGTCGATAGCCGATACTGGCATCGACTTAAAATGTTTCTTAAGTAGCTTTGCATTTCTTTTATCCGTGTCACACTTAATTTTACTTAACCATTTATCAGCCGCTTCATTGAAGGGGGTGAGATTTATCCCACCCCTCATTTCATTTAATGTGCGCTGTTCAAGAGCGCGGCAGACTTCCTCGGCCTCCCTCTTGGCTTTCCTTTCGGTTGACCTGCGGATTTTTTTGACTTCACCAGCGTAAGAGACTGTTCCTCTAACGTGCCAAATGTTGCCTCTTTTGTAGAGAGAAAGCATGTTGTCATTGATTCCACTAATAACTGCACTTGTGCATCATTCATAGTATGGGAATGACCTATACGCAAGAACTGAAGTTTGTGCTTGCGGATATGTCGTTTCAATGTTTCAACATCAATGCCATATGTTCTAGCTAGTGTGTCAAAATGGTATGCGGTCATCTGTCATTGCCTTCTGATCTATTGGTGCGGGTATATTGCTGTTGCTGGCCTGTTGTGATTGATTGTTATTATCTTGCGATGACCGCTTTTCACTGCGATTTAATGCTAAGTATTTAACTGTCTCGCCATCTTTAACAAATGTTTTTGTCCAACCTGCAAGACGCATGTTGCCATCCATCGGTCCTGAGTAATTAGGCTGGTTGTTGTCATCTGTTGCATTTTCATTGAAGTACATAGAGCCAATGCGTTGCGTTACTATGAAGATGTCATTGCCTTCTCTATCAGTACCATTGATTAAGAACACGCCTTTCTTATCACCATCAACATCTAGCTTGCCTGACATTAATAATTTTTGATCTGCGAATGGTGTGTAAACAGCACCTTTATTTGTGTCATCATAATCTGACATAGTATTTATCCTTCCTCTTGGGCAAATTCTTCGCCACGGTAGATATGAATGCCAAACCCATGATAGGCCAAGCACTTAGTTAAGCACCGTTGTAGTGCTGTATTTACTTGAAAACTTGTTGGGGCTGTAACTGACTTGTTACCCTGCGCTAAAACCATATAGGTTTCTGTCACGTCTATACCTTCGATGGTCACGGTGCATTGCACATAGGCATAACCAAACTGATCCATCATGTAAGGCAGTTGTCTAATGCCGTTCTCTGGATGATTGTATTCAAAGGTATGCTTTTGGAATGACGTATCTGGACAGGCTTTCTTTACAGTAGCCCATGCGTCAGCCCATGCTAGATAGGTATGCTTACCCATCTTTTCTTTTTTAAGATTAGATGTATCTATATTAGATAGGCGTTCAAACACACTGACTGCCTGATCTTCTTTTAGTTTTCTAATTTCTGCCATTTTATGCGGCTCCTTTGTTTATGTTGATGCGGCAAGCACCACGTTTGTCACGACGAATTGACAACTCGTCACAGAAAACTTCACGCTCGTTATCATTAATCATTGAGCGCAGTTCTTTTTTGAGAGACTCATTTTTCTTAGCTGTCTCTAATGTGTGGATGTATTCTTGTGCTGTATCGACAAAGTAATTTTCTTTGCTTGCATCTCTGGCAACCAACCCATCTATCTCGACATGGTTCCAATCAACCTTTTTAACACTCTTATCTTTGGGCGGCGGTGTATCAGAGCGCACATACTCCCAAAACTCTGCAATCATTTCTTTGTATTTAGTCATTAGGATTTCGTCACGCTTGACTAAGCAAGTATCCCATTGATTGCCAAATATCACAGACATATGCATGCGATGACGATTAGACACCCACATATAAAACTGCACCTGACCCATGTATGCATCAAGCATGTCACGCATTTCTTTGCGGCTGTTGGTGTGCTTGCACTCAATCCCATCACCATTATCTAATATGCCATCAAGCTGGCCTTTACATGGGATGCCTTGCCAATTCATTTCATACTCAGCTTGTAGCTGTTCGATGATATGACCTGTCTTTTTTTCAAACCATTGCAGGTTAAACATTTCTGTTTGCGTTCCAAGTTGGACCTGGAATAAATCGGATAAATCTTCTGACTCTTTTCTACCTGTTTTAATTTCCCATAGATCATGCCAATCGCCACGCTGTAGCTTGTACAGATCAGACCCGCCGATAAAACCTTTTCTATTCATAACAATCTCCTTAGAGGGTGGGGGTGTGTAAAAAAACAAACGGAAAAAAGACACACCCCCTATACAAGTGCATGTTTAGCAAACGCATCCTGTATTATTTAAGCATTCTAGCATCACGTTCTTTAATTGCAATGCATTTATGCAGTTCATCACGCAATAATCTACGCGGTCTATATCTAAATTCTATATGCTGATAAAACTCTGCAAAGCTTGGATAAAACTTGCATGTCTTTTTAATTTCTTCAAACGCATGGACTACTACATCAGCAGGGTATTTAACTAATTCATCTGCCAATGCTTTGCCTCTCAAAGCCAACATATCAGGATCAAAATTATTAGCTAATGTAATGACATTGCACATAACTGCTATGCGTTGCTGTATTTCTTTATGAGGTAGCGATACCAATGCTTTGTTAACGTACCCAAGAGCCTTATACAGATCGCCTAAATCTTCATCACCTATCTTGTAACCTAATAAGGTGAAGTCTTGTGTGTGACGCGCCTCAAGAGACTTTATTAAGGTACTCACGGAAGCGTACAGATTGGTGGTTGCTTGGATTGGATTGTTTATTTCCATTAGCCTTGCCAGCCCTGCTTGCTGTTGCGAACTTGACAGCGTTTCGACACCAGTTTCTATAACCTGCATCGAAGTTGATAAGCTTTCTACCTTTGGCGTGGGAATGGTCGATGTACTTAGCTGTTTCAAACTCATGATTTACAATTCCTTCTGCATTAAGATGTTGGCTAAGATTGATTTCGTTTTTAAGCTTGTCACTTGGCAACCAATCTAAAGGCACAAGTGTTGCTCTACCTTTAGGTGCTTCATGGTTGGTTAAAGATGGTAGCTTACAGTCTCCGTGTGAGACAGGGGGGCTGTCTCCCTGTGAGACAGGGTTGTCTCTGAGTGAGACAATGTGATAGGTCGTGCTAGCATATGGTGTTTGCTTGCGAGATATGTATCCAGCTTGCTCAAGCAGGTTTAACTTTCTAGCAACACTAGCTTTTGACATGCAGGTTTTACGAGCAAGTGTGTTAAGACTAGGCCAGCATATACTATCTTCATTCGCATGATCGCATATGTTTACCAATAGCCATTTCGTAAGCGCATCAAGGCTAGATATTTTCATAGCTTCAGCCATGTGACTAAACATTTATTGTTTCCTGCATCATGTTACGAACCATGTTTTTGGTAATGTCAGACCATGCATCTGCGTCACTATCACATTTACCAATATACTCAACGATAGCTTCTTTAAAGCAATGCAGATCATCAGCATCCCAATCATCTTCACCAGAGTTTCTTTCGACTATCATCTCATGTAGTTTTCTACTGGCTAAAACTATAATCATTTCTTCATTGTGAAATTGATGTCTATCATCATCGATTGGTTCATCATGTGACGAAAATAAGTTTATTACATTACTCATACAGCCACCATTACACGCTGACCTCTGCCACTATGACCTTTTCTAATATCACCAGAATATGTGATTAAACCTTTGTCTCTTAATGAAGCAAACCTTGCAGTCACAGATGAATAGGTATCAATCCCATGGTATTTACTGCAATACATACGCACCTCATCTGAAATACATCCGTCTAATTTTTTTATAGCTTCTAAAACTATCTGTTCTAATCTGCTGACATCAATGCTTTCAGCCGCTTCGATGCTAGTGATTGGTGCGTTTGATCTATATAAATTATTCATATTAAACTCCTTTAATGTACTGCATTAGTGCTACAGTATTACACAATAGTTGACAAATTACCAAGCATAAATGCATGATAATAAAGACACGGTTGGTCTATAATTGATGGCTAGCTATCTATGGGCTAGCCATCCAATTATGGCTTTGGCTATAGGATTGCTTGCTTCGATACACACAAAGTTTGGACCTGTCTTTTGCTTTAAAAGATAGATGTCGGCTGGTTGTTCTTTATGTGTTTTGGTAAGAAAACTAAAACCCCTGCCTGTAGCTTGATATTTAGACTCAGCTATGAGGGTTTTTGTTTTTGTTTTGATGCGGATGTCCCCGCTAAATTCCCCACCCAATTGTCCTGAGAGTGGTTGCCTTTTCGCTTTCGCGCCACACGATATGAGCCATTCGACCCACCATTTTTCATGGTAGTTTCCTTTATTGCGCTGAGATGTTGCCATCTTTGTTCCTCATGGCAGGTTATACATATGACAATGCCGTGTGCATATACAACAAACCATGGAGTGACATCACCACATGCCTGGCATTTATGTGCCTTACCTGTTTTGTCTTGTAGTGATTTTGATTTCCGCGCCAAGTGCATCCATCCAACAGATTAAAAGAAAGTTTGATGGCACTCTTTTATATTGTTCCCACTTGTGTACTAATGAAGAAGCGCATCCAATGCGGTCGGCTAATGCTTCCTGAGATATGCCAGTCTCATGACGGATTTGTATCAAACTATTAACAACAGTTTGCCAAGAGTTAGATATTTGTTGCGGTTCTTTGTAATGCGTGAATTCTGATTGCATCATAAACCTTTTGAGCCGTAGCAAGGTGCAAATCCGTACCGTTTCTTGCACGATAAAATGTTGATGTCGGTATGCCAGTGTTCTTAAATGCCTGTAATAATTCAATACCAGCATCGTTGGCACAATCTTGTAATTGTTCTATATAACTTTTCATCCTTCATTATTAGTGCATTAATGCATGATTGCGCAATAGTTTTTCTTGTGATTTAATGCATTTCATTCTGATGCGGTTGACCTTTTGTCGTGTTATTGTGCAGGACAAAGCGGAGGTCTTAAACTGAATGGAAGATTACGAAACTAAAGCAATCCGAGTATGGATGCGTCAAATTATGAATAGCAGGGAATGGTCTGCAAATCGTTGGGCTACATTAGCTGGTACAAGTCCAACAAATATAACTAGGTTTCTTAACGGTGCTAAGTTTACACCATCAAGTAAAACCCTAGCTAAACTTATATACGTTGCTGGTTCATCCCCCCAATTGAGTCAAGCAGCAGAAATTAATGAGGCTAATTCACGCGTAGTTCCTGTGTATGAAGCATTGGAATGCGGTGAGATTGTTAGTGCGGGAGTAATGAGCGTGTATAATTTGGATGGCGATATAGCCGCTTACATATCTTCTTTTGAATGTGTAACTACATCAGTATCTTTAGGCGACACCATTGTTGTACGTCGTGATAAAAAGTTTGAAGTTGGTAATTACATTTTATTTATACGCGAAAACAAATTAAATTGCGCCACCAAATTAGAGGGTAGCACAATCATAACTCACAATAATCCACCAGAATTATTGAAGATTAAAGATGTAGATGTTCTTGGAAAATTTATGCAAGTAATTAAAAGCTACGAAAACTAAGACAATCGCCAAACTGAATAGCCAGCATGATCCTCAGGATCATTATTTTTTCTGATCGTATAACCTATATTTCTATAGCGCATTGCGTCTCTCACACGCTCTGCGCTTTTTCTATCAGCAACAACAACACGTTCACCTACTTCTAAACGCATGGCTATTTGTGCCGCTTGCGATCTGTATTGTGGTATTGGTTTGGTGCAACGGTATTCAATTACATCTACTGGTTTACCTGCTGGCATCTAAACATCTCCTCTAACAAAACCTGCTTCGTCCATTTTTTCATTAATGGCTATGTCAAGGTCTGACATTGAGTTGATGCCTTCGGCTACTGCTTCGGCATATGCTTTGTTGTAAGCAATCTCGCGCTTGTCAGGTATGACCTGATTACGCGGCAATTTAAAATTTGGATGCTTACTCCGATACACGCGTGGTTGTTTCATTTTTATCTCCTAAAATAAAGACGGTTGGATTTCGTGAGTGCATTCTTCTTTCCATGTCTCTGACACTTTTTTTAGGCGATCTAAATCTTGGTCATAGTACGGCATGAAAAGGGATTTATAGCCTGTCTCTGTCATGGGTAGCGGTACGGCTGGTACGGCTTGGATTTCGTAGTGAGACATGGGGTATGGGTTGTTCACGAAAATGCAGTGACTAATTGTCACTACACTTCCACGATAATTAAACTCATGAAGCGTTTGTTTATGAGTTATCATTTTTTGNTTCCTGCTCACTTATNAAGTTTGTTAACTCAATCAATAGATTTAACTGCGCTATTCCAGACATTGAGTTTGTTGGAATGGTGTTAGCTTTTGCGGTTAACCATTCGATCACTTCTATTAATATGTTATGTGATTTGTTGTTCATGTTATGCCGCCTCCTCAAGCTTGTTTGTTTGTTTATCAATGACAAACTGCACCGCTTTAGATGCGGCAGATGCGGCAGAAAAGATAAACTTGGTATCGTTGTTTAATGCCTGTAGCCAGCTTGATATGTAGCTAGAATGATCTGGTCTGATTGATGGCGTCAGGCCAAGATGTGACATGAGAAATGCCGCACCCATTTCAGCAACCAGTTCTTCAATGGCATATTCTTTTCGCTTTGAACTAAAGTTGCGGTCGCATCGTGACATATGACCTGTCCAGTGCGTAAGCTCATGTAAAATAGTTGAGTAATAATCTAATCCAGATTTGAAACCACTAAACGCTGGCATTTCAATGCGATCTTGGCTTGCCATATAAAATGCGCTGGTATTACCAAAGCGAATTGATGCGCCACTACCTTCGATAAACTCGTCAGCGTTTACGTCAGGTGAGTCAGGGTTTATAAATTCCTTATGCTTGACATAATATTGGTCAGGCAATCTATCAATTTGATTTGCATTGAATACAGAATACCATTTATAGACCTGATAGGTTTCATCATTTTTGTTGGTAACAGGTGCGGCATAGCAAACCTTTGTACTTTTTTCACCTTTGCGAACCTGCGCACCAAGCTCATTAGCTTGGCGGTAGGTCATCCATGTTGCCTGTGGCTGTTGCTCCATCCACAATAGCAAAATGTTAATGCCTTGATAGCTTTCGCCAGTGATGCGTTTCGGCATAGGTGATGCGCCGCCGCCAAATGGTTTGATCCATGGAGGCGTTCCTGCTTCGACCTGCTCAATAATTTTCTTTGTTACTTCATCAAATTTTGACATGACTACCAAACCTTTCTGTCTGTTTCGTTTTCATATGCATCCGAATAC